AGAACTCTTCCACTGTACGTGCAAACTTCAAGGAACTAGATAGCACATCCAATGGACTAATACCCACAAAATCTGATAATGGACTGATGTGCTTTACATGGATAATTTCTGTATTAAACACCAAAAAGTTATACGTATCAGAACTAACTTGATACCAAATATTGCCGGTATCAATATCTCGTTTAACTACAACTGTTTTAGGGTCAATCGGCCATAAGTGTTGCGGTGTTCCATAATCATCTCTTTCGATCCATAAATATCCGTTGCCATCAACATTACGTGATGTTTCTAATTGATTTAATAGTTGAAAGGCTGTCATTGATGGATTAGATTCTACTGTTAAAAGTCCACTAACAGGAGTAGTAGTTTGCTGATACTTTTTGTATTCATGCAAAGGTAGACTTGAAACTGTATTGGCTAATCTTGTAACTACGCTGAAAACTTCTTCATTAGTAGTTAAATCTTGATTTTTAATGCCAAAAAATGGCGTATTAGCCCAACCGTTGAAGTTGTAATGCGGTCCTTCCCAGCTATTGCCTTTGCTTTGTTGGAATGGATTCAAAAATCTTTTAGCTTTATCCCAAAAGCTCATTCACTCACCTCCTCTCTATTCAGGAAGCCAGCTCATGAACTTGGATTTTACATACCTCAAAAGTCCTTGCTGGGATTGGCTTAATTCAGCTTCATGAGCCTTAAGCAATCCATACTTCCAACTTTCGTCTTCAAAAAATAGAAGCATTTCTATTTGATTAAAAAGTAATTCTCCACTGATGCCTCGATTTAATGCACACCAGCAGGCAAGTGATATAGTTTGATCTTTACCATATCTACAAAAAAAGCCCTGCGGATTATTCCGCAAAAGCTTAATTTTCTGTCTTTTATTCATTTGTATTTCCTTAATCTCCACCCATCGGTACTCCATTAACGTATATGGTTGGTGAACCATCTTTCATAGAAGGAAGTACCATAATTTGTGGATCATAATTATTTGATTGGGTTTGTTCTGACGTATCTTCGTCTGTACATCCAGAACAAAAACTAATAATTCCAATTATTAATGTGAATAGTAGTAGTTTCTTCATATTATCTAAAAGAAATAAATTGTGATATTGGTTCATCGTTATCGTCTGGCTCAACTAACATGTCAATCACGCTTACATGCGCATCTAACGCTGCTGCAAAGCCATCAATCTTACGGGAACGAGATGTCTTAGTAGGCATCCAGTTATCATTTCTATCTGTAATTAGCTCGACATTATTTAAGTACCACTTAAACATTGATTGCTCATTAAATACAACTTTGCCATCAAGCAGTAGCTCTTTAAAGTTTTGCATTGGACCACCAAGAGTGAAAAATCCTTGACGTACTGGTTGAGTTTTAAATCCAAACTCTTCCATCTGCTTATTAAGCCTAATCGCCTTAGCAGGGTCGTAATTAATCTGCACAATATTGTACTTTTCAGACATATTTTTAAACCAATCATAAACATAGCTAAAATCGACATAATCACCAGGAATAATTGTTATTTCTCCCTGTTTTTCCCACATTCTTATACGTTCTGGGTTCTTATCTTGCTCATATCTACGATGTGGAATCCAAGAATGTTCCAAAATAAAAACGCCACCATCATCTAGAGGAAATTCTAGACATGCTGACGTAAAGTCTTCTGTATCAGATAGGTCATAACCACCGATACAATCTCGATCTAATAAAGTATTTAAATTAATGTGTTGATTATTCTTTTTCAGAATTTCAGGAGTAATAAAGCTCATCTCGTCAGCATCAGCAAATATGTTGAAACGTTTAGTTAACCAGTCAGCATATTCTCGAGGAACACGCTTAGCTGATTTAAAGTCAGTAATCATATCAACCATCTGCATTAAGCCAATATTAGGGTTAGCTTTAACCCATTTTGTAGGATCTTCTGTTTCTTTCTCATTGTCTATACTGGCAATGTAGTAAAAAGTACGTGAATTTATGTCATCTTCATAGTTTTTTAGGGTATCTTGTGCCTGCTCTACCATATCCATTAATGGACCATCGAGAACAAAACCAGCAGTAGTAATATAAACAATCAATGGTTGTGTACGTGTACCACGGCTGTTTTTCATTACGTTAATTAAGCTGTAATCTTGATATTCATGAATTTCATCGAATACGGCGAAATGAACATTCTCCCCATCTTTGTTACTCTTTTCAGCTGACATTGCCATGATCTTTCCGTCAGTAGCAGGAAAACGAATTTCACTACGATTAGGAACAAATCTTTCACTTAACCATGGTGATTTTCTAATCATTGAACGTGATGCTTCAAATAATAGTCGGGATTGTTGCTGTGAGTTGGCTAAGAAATAAACGTTTGGACCGTTTTCTCCATCAAAGCCAGCCATATAATCAGCAAGTCCCGATTCCAGCTCTGTTTTCTTTGTTCTTAACTGTAAGCTTTTTATCTTACACTCCAGAGGTCACCCTCATTTTCATCGAATGGTTTATTCCATTCTGGTTTAGCATATATTTTCATTCATTAAGAATGTTAGATACTCGTGGAGCTATTATATTTATTCAAGCTCTATGCGTTACGGTACTTGCTAGCCTTACGCAATCTAACAAGTTACCTCGGTATCTTCTGATCTAAAAGTTCAGTTTTTTACCGATTTTACCCAATTTTTAAACGGCAAAACGTTTACCGTTTTTACGTCCAACGAATATTAACGATTCACGAAATCGTCTCATTCCCGTATCTTTGTTAACCCAACCAAACATGCTACCAACGATAAAATGTTGCCAAGGTTGCATAACTAAATGCTTAAAATTACCTTTAGTAGGATGGCACTTCTTTTCGATAAACCGAATAGGTCGCCAAGCTTTTTCTTCATCAAAAACCCACGGATAATCAGGTTCTTTTTCTGATCTTTTTAGGTCTTTTAAATGACGCTCACAAGCTCTTCTTACCCATTCATTAGAAACAATAGAGCCTTCTGCAACCATTTGAGCATAAAAAGTGGTTAATAAAACGGGAGCAGGTTTATCTAAGATGTGACCTAGAGACCTCTCCCGTTCTTTATATTTATTTACCCATTCGACCACGCCTTGATAGTCAAGATCTAATGGGTTCTTATCTAAAATTGATTCTGTTTCGGTCGTAAATAAAACCTCCTTTAAAAGTCGTCATCCGACTTATCGGGCTCATCATCTTTCTTGCTTATTGCAAGGGATGCACGCGCAGCAGGAGTTAAGCCTAATTCTTTTGCTAACTTGTCTAGTTCAGCAGACAGCTTTAATTTGAAACCTAAATCAGGATCAAGTTTACCATCGTGATATTTACCATTCTTTTTCAATCGACGATTAGCTGCAACATATTCGCCCCACAAATCGGCATATCGAGCCAAAGTTGTGACGTCAGCTTCGTTAAAAAGGTCCGAATCCTTAAACACCTTTAAAATTCGGTTATACTCCTTTTTCACCCCTGCATCAGCTGAAATTGGTATATCCATATCTTCGGCTGATACTTGAAGCTTTTCTTCCTGTTTAATTCTCTTTTTTAATTGCTTTTTTGTGCGCTTATTTGGATTGCCGTTAAGCACCTGCATATAAGCGCTTTGAGCATTTCTAGGCATAGCTGAATTGGTCTACCTCTTTTCGTTAATTTTTTGCAATACGCGCGGTTTTATTATCTATATAAAATAGAATTGGTACACCATATTTTGACCCACTTTTTTTCAAAAATAAAGCGAATTTATCGTGAAGTGTGGGCCTGCACCGCTCCACCGGTGTTCGCACGTCCAATTTTTTCACCCCAGGGGGGGCTATATCGTGGATTTTTTTACCACGTTTCTCTGTTGTTTGTGAACCTTTTCACCAAATTGGTATAGTTATTTAACCTTCTTTTTTTCTTCTTAAGGTTCATAGGTTTTTCTCGGTGTAGTTCATTGTGGCACTTCCGACAAACTGAAATTAAATTATTAAGGTTTAATTTTTCGGCTTCATTTTGTCGTATTGGCTTTATGTGGTGTACTGTATCGGCAAACGTGAGTTCGTTATGCTGTAAACAGATTTGACATAGATGTTTATCACGTTCGAGCGCTTGCCGTCGGAGTGTTCTCCACGCTTGTGAGCGATAGAAATCATTATTATTAGTGTTGTATCTATACTTATTCACTATGTATGTATACTTCTTTCACTGTTCATGATGGTTGATAGTGTAGCAACAAACAACAACGAAAGAAGAAAAATATTTTTTCAAACAAAAAGGAAAAAATAAAAATTGTTTATGTAATTATTGTGTTGTTGTCTTGCTTGTCTATCGTGTATAGTGCTTCACGTGGTCGCGTCGCTGGTGTGGTGTGATATCGTGTGCAATGGTGCAAGGCACGACCAGCACCGCACGCCGTGCGCGTCCTGAACTCTGTTTCTTGTATGCTATCAATATAGCACCTTAAGCGGTCCAATGGTTCCGCAATTTTTCCGCACTTGATACAGTGTTAATATATAAGCTTGTTGTCTTGCTGTATTACTTACCTTATATCTAGCCTTGTTGTGCCTTGTGTGCGCTCTTGCGGCTTGCTGGTGTGTTCTCTCTTGCTTGTGTTCTTAGTAATATAAGATAAGAAATAGTAATAGTGTTATAGTTGCATTGGTTCGCTGGTGTTGGTTGAGTTGTGATCTATAAGCCTTGTGCCGTTGCTTTCTTCCTTGTGTGGTTAAGCCTTGAAGCGTTTTAGTGGTTTAGTTCGCTTGGTTGTCTATGCTTTGGCTGTTGGTGTTGGCGTGTGTATCTCTCTTACTAGTCTTATAGTTGCTTAATGATATAAGCTTTAATAGTCATTGAAATTAAGCAAACATATGTTCTTAAATGAGTAAATAAAAAAAGCTACTTAAATGAATAGATAGCCTTTAAATTCGTTTATCTTAATTTTTAAATGTCCCTATATATAGCGAAATGCTACACGATAAAACAACCAGCCCAGAAATTAATTTATACGTATCAAATTTATAAAAGACTAAAGTAAAAAGAGCAATCAGAAGCGCTATAAAATTTATTAACTTAATAATGTTTTTTCTTTCTTTCATAATAAAGCTCCTTCATGTTATAATAAAACCACAAAAGGGCAAGCCCTTAACGCTCGCCCCTAAGTGGTTACTTCCCTTAGTGGTATTGGTGGTAAAGTAACCAGAGCTGAACCAGCGCTATAATAAGGTTTATTAAGGTGTTAAGATGTTCTATTAATTTCCATCTTTTCGCCTTTTTTTGTGCCCTTATTTTTCGCTGGCAGTCTTTGCGTGACTTATAAGCCAAACGCCGACCACCTCCCACTGTTTGGGAATCGCAAGGAAGTTTACTCGGTTAAGGCTTTCAACCTCCTTACATATATTATAATATACCTGTAACCGTATAAAGTCAATAGCATTTTTATAAATTATTTTCTTTTTTTAATTGCTCACGTCGTTGTGCTATATAGTTTTCATATTCATCTAAATCTTTTAAGGTAGCATAATCTAAAATAAAAGACTTACCACGGCTTTTATAATTATATGCCTTACTCTTCTCTTTATTCTTTTTATTCCACTTATCACGAGCCTTTTTTTGTGCCTCGGTTGCCATCGTTCCCGCCTCCTAATTTAACAATTATAAAAATGATTATACCTATAAAAAAGATTGCTGCTAATAACATGCTTTTTTCTTTTATTGCGCTCACTAAAAAGCCTAATAAAACAATTAAAGTGATACCATTTTGAATTGCCTTATTTTTCATTATTTCCGCCTTCTTGTAGCTCTTGGCGTTTAGCTTGTATAAGCGCCGTTAGTTCGTCTAAGTCTTTAAGGGTTGCGAGTTCTTTTATAAAACGTTTAGCGGTTGACCTTGCAACGTAAGTGCGTTGCTTGTCTGGGTGGTTATCCTTATATTTTTTATTTGCTTTTCGTTGTGCGTTGCTTGTTTTCATAATAAAGCTCCTTATATAAATAGAAAGGGCAAGCCCTCCGACTTACCCACGTTATAGCTCTTTACTTCTTTTTATTATTATTTACAACGGCTATAATTCCCGCTATAATGATAATTAAGAAGTAAGGATCGGCTATGCTTATGGTGATGGTCATCGCTTTACCCTTTCTATTATCTGCCGTGGGTTCTGCAAAAGCCCACGGCTTTTACTTTACCACGTGTGAGGTTTCAGATTTTCCATTTCATCCCCCTCACAACTATTATATTATACCTTATAAGGTATAAAAGCAAGACTTTTTTATATTTGTTTGCAAAATAAAACGGCTATTTTTAGCCGTCTTTTTTCTATCCTTTATATACTAGCTTATAACATCCGCCCCAATTCATCCCCATCCAAACCATACCAGAAAAGGCGCTTATATCGTTGCTGTTTTGGTCTTTTCCGTCTGTACTCATAAGCCAAAGCTTGGAAAAATCCACCTTCTTTTTTTCAGTTGCTAGCTTTATAATGAAATCATTTATAATTTTTTCGTATTCTCTACCGCCATTAAAAACTTTACTTTCAATCATTTTTAACACCTCTTAAAATCCTAAAAACTCTCTAAATTTCTTACTTCCAATGAATACGCCTATAAAAACGCCTGTTGCTGCAATTGCTAAAACATCAATCATTTTAATAGCCTCCCTAGTCTTCAAGTTCGCTGTCGGCAATTTCGCCCGTTTCGTCGAATTCTTTCGCTTGTGCTGGTGTAAGTTTAATAGTTTCGTGCTTGCCCGTCTTAGTGCTGATACTGTCGCGGGTTTCAGTCTTGCACTCGTCAAGCTGTTTCTTTATTTCTTTAATTTTTGCGGCTTGCTCGTCGTTTTCTTCTTGTTTATCTTGTGCGGTCTTTTCTAATCTTCTAAGCTTAGCCATGCGCTTACTTGATACCCTTTTGTTTCTAAGCTCAACTTTTTTAGTTGCTTGTAATTGACTTGTTAGGCTATTTATATCTTTGCTATTTTGAATATTTGAAAAACCTAAAACACAAACTAGAATTAATAAAATTGCAATTACTAAATTTTTACCCTTTAACATTTTAAAAACCTCTTTCAATTACTCTTGTAATTAATAAATCTTTACGACTCTAACGCCTTTACAGTGATATAAATTAAAATTCTTATTTTCTATTCTTGCTTTAAAAAGTTCGTGAACCTTTTCAGCTTTCCAATTAGGCATATAGAAAGTGATATTATTAAGCTTGTCGTCTTGATATGTTGCAATAGCGTTATACTTAGCAAAATAGCCTAATTCAATTTTTTTGCTATTATTTTCAAATTTGCCCAATTTATCAGCGCTAGCAAGCTTGAACTCGTTTTTTAAGTTTTCATCTTTTTTCATAATAAAAACCGCTCCTAATCTATTTACTAATCCATAGACTAAAAGCGGTTTAATAGTTCATTTATGCTATTAAAAGGCTTCTAGCCTACTTTATATTGTGTCGAAACTTTATAAGTTTTTGAGTTTGCTCAGTGTTCCCGCACTGGGCTTTTTTTTGTTCCCTCATCAA